TTGTATTCGCAGATAAAGCATAACCGCCTACAGATATATTCTCACTGCCTGTAGTAGTTGCGTCACCTGCGGCAAAACCAACTGCAACATTATAATCACCTGTAGTAATGTCAGTACCAGCTTCATCACCCACGACAACATTATAATTACCACCGCTTTCAATGCTGTTACCTGCGTTGACACCTAAGCGTAAGTTGCTTGTTCCTGCTGAAGCGGTAATTAAGTCTGCTCCAGTTGCAAGCGTTACGTCTGCCGCAAAGTTTGCTGCGCCATCTACGTCTAGTATGTCTAGGTTTGAGGTGCCGTCTACGTCTATATCGCCTGAGATGTCTAGGCTTGGAGCAGTTATTACACCCGCTGTAGTTAATTTGCCAGCAAAAGATGCCAGTGAGTTAGCTACTGTTGCGTTAGGCGTAATCGTAATGTGCTCTACAACAGAACCTGATATTTGATTACCAATAGTAAGCGTGTTGTCCGTGTTGCTTCTTACACGCCAAATGTCTGGATTGTCATCAGACTCATCAGCCGACAAAATTAAACTGGCTGATTCACCTTCAGCCGCTGTTATAGCTACAGTGTCTGTAAGTATGTTTACATTACCGGTGCCGCCCGGTTCTATAACAAGATTGTCGTTAGATGCAGTTACTATCTTGTCTCCGCTTGTAACAGAAATGTCTGTGCCGCCAGTGGTATTACCCGCAACAAGCACTTCTGTAAGCGTATCGGTCACACCGGGATCAACACCCGCCATCGCATCAACAACTGCGGCACCAGAGCCTGCGCCATCCAAATAAACGACTGCTGTCTTGCCGGTGGCAATCGTGACGTTCGCGCCTGAGCCTTGAGAGATAGCAATTGACTGCGAACCAGTGGTTGCGTTCTCGATAAACATGACCCGAGATACCGTATTAGGCGCGATCGTACAGGTTCTCGTCGCAGTCAAACTTCCTGCTGACGTGATCTTAAAGTACATAGCCCGAGCAGGATCAGATGCACCATCTGCAACGGTAGTTGTTGCGTCTGCGTCAGAACCGAATACCTGCTGAGTCGCGTAGCCTAAAGCCTCTCCGATTAACTCAAGGTTAGTATTGGTGGAAGTTCCCCAAGTTCCCGATTCGTCCCCTGTGGAAATTTCTTTTAATCGAAGGTCATTTATGTAAGTTGCCATTTAAGCTACCTCTTGCCAATTTGGTGTTTGACTGTCATCAATACTTGACCAGCCAGGTGTTTGAGATTCATCAACGTTCTGCCAATTTGCATCTTGTCCAGGAATGATGTTGCCCCAGACCAAGGCTTGGCCAACTTGACCTTGAGCACTAAGTCCAAAAGGTTCAATAACGACATTACCAACAAAGCTAATATCCCCGACTGCACCCGTTGCAGAAACACCCGTGACAGGGAAGACGTTGCTTGTTCGAGTTGTAACAGTTCCGACCGATCCAGTTGCCGATAATCCTGTCGGAATTGTAACCGCTGAAGCTGTAACCGTAACCGAACCAACTGCGCTTGTAGCGGAGACTCCGTCAACTGAAACAATAGCGTCAGCCGTAACCGTAACGGATCCAACAGCTCCTGTCCCGGAAACGCCTGTGACCGAGATATTCGCATCAGCCGTAACCGTAACGGATCCAACAGATCCCGTAGCCGAAAGCCCAGTAACCGATACGTTTGCATCAGCGGTAACTGATACGTCATTAGTCGAGGAAGTTGCTGAAAGTCCAGTAACCGATACGTTTGCATCGGCTGTAACCGTAACCGAGCCAACTGCTGTAACGGCTCCTGGAACTGCAATATTTTCGCCCCAAGCGCCTTCGCCCCAACCCTGTGTTGAGCTATTCCAGCCTTGAAACGCAACAATGACATCTGCCACATGTTAGTCCTATGCAATCCTAATTATTGCAGTACTTGCTCCAGCCGCAGGAAATTGAATTGTAAAATCTCCTGACGTTGATGTCTTGTCTGCACCAAAATCAAGAACAACTATAGCTCTATCTGCCGTGCCTGCGGTTGTAGAGGAGTTATAAATTAGTGCGCCCCTCGCTGTAATGGTGCTACTTGACCACGTTGTATCTGCAAAGTCTGTAAGCGCCGTAGTCGAAGATGTAGTAGGGGTAACATTAGTCAAGGTGTTTCCACCTGCGGTGTAATTAGTCCCTGATACTTCATTACTCGTAGAGTACGCTGTAGTTGTTGCGCTTAAACTTGCACTAGATGTATACAAAGCAATCTTGAAAACGTTTCCGCTGCCAGTTGTGGTTGTTGTTCCGCCGCCAGATCCGCTTGTAAAATTATGAATTCCCTGAAGAATCTCTTGCTTAAACGAAGTGGTCATTGCTTGAGTAATTGCCATTATAAAGTCCTCAAAATTTCAGCCACATTATCATGGCCGTTTGATTTAAAAATATTATACAAAGTTGTTCTGTCGCTCTTTATTGATTGATCGCAAGCGGCGACAATAACCCAGTACATACGCTCTTTAAACGCTTCAGCCTGAGCTTTAATCACAGGGTCTGCTGTATCGCTAATGCTAATTATCTTCTCTACAGCGTTTAAAGCAATCTCTTCTGAATTCATGCCACGATTACTTGTGGTTTGAACGTTTACCGAACCTGGTGTTGCTGAGACTTCTACACTAAACAAGATTAACCCCTCGAAATATCATACCTATATTCATCCCTTGAACCATATCCAGCACCAAGCCTTCTTAGTCCGTCAAGACCCATTTGGAATCTCTGCTCATAGCCACCAACTTCTTCCGGAACTTTTAAGAAAGTTGCAGCTTCAACAAGCGTTCCATAAAAAAGAGCGTCTGGAGCGTTTGTGGAAAGCCATGTTGTTCCAGAATCTGCACCAGCCGTTAATGAAACAGGCCGATACTTGTAATGCAATTCAAACTCATAATTTGCATCTGGCGTAGGTGCCAAGATAAAGCTTGTGTCATCAAACAATGCGTAATATTTAGGGAGCCCAGTCGTCGTTGGATTGGGCGTATAGTCTCTTATAAATGATACATGCTTAAAGAGAAGGTATGTGTAAACGTTACCTGAAACAACTGCAAGGCTGTACGGCGCTAAAAAGTCTGTTGGCGCTGAAAGATAAGTGTTGTTAGCAGAAGATGTTCCGTCAACGTTTTTTCTAAAAACAGGAAGCTCTACGTTCTTTAATATTCTTTCTTCAGCTTCTTGAATGAAGACAGGAAGATTATCAATAAACGTAGTTTCTGCCGTTTCGCAATAGTTTTCTACTGCTGTTTTTAAACTTGCGTATGTAAAGCTCATCCTGTCACCACTGTTACAGTGCCTACTTCCCCAGTTCCTGCCAAGCCATCAAACTCTGACCCGATAGAATCTCCTGTCGTTGTAATCATCTGATTAGGATCTATAGTCCTAACCACCCCAGATCCTGACGTAAAGTCAGACTGAGGTCTTGGATTTCTTAAGGCTTGAGCATCAGATACATGAGGAAGAGGCTCTAACTGAGGCTCTTTAGGCTCATAGCATTCACTGCAAACCCTAAATCCTGTCCATTCTCTGCGAAGCTGTGTGTTCTTATACCTAAACCCACATCTGTCACATATCGCAATGGCATACTTCCCAGAAGCGTACGCCATTACGCTCTCCTATAACTTCTTAAACTTGGCGCAACAAATAAGGAAGCTCTACTTTCATCTTGATCAGCAGCTCTTGCGAACTCTTCTTCATAAAAAGCCTTAAGCATTTGTACTCTATCTGGCGCTTTCTTTAAAGCAATATAGTAAGACAATCCAGCAGCCAAGCAAGGATAAAACCTAAACGGCATTTGCATTGTGTTGGCGCTTGCATCTGCATCTTCAATTCGAACTAATCGATTAATGATCAATTGATCCGTGTTGTTTTCAGAAGCAGGCCAAATGTAAAGCTTTGGCGTTATGAGCTTGTCCAGGAACCATTGGCTTGGTCTTGACTGAGTATTCTTGTTAGGAATATTCCAATAGGCAGATCGACTAACTTGAGCCATCTGTATATCGGTTGTTTCCCCACCTTCGGTTCTTCTAATAACAACATCTAAAACGTCTATTGTAGAGCCTGTAAGCTCAATAAACTCTGCGCCTTGAGTTAACGTTGTAGACGTATTCTGTATCGTCCACTGATTTAACCCACGGTTGGCCCAGTCAGCCAGCAAGAGATTCAGGGATCGCCTTGCGGTAATCCCGTCATAACCCGTGCGAAACTCTAGACCGCAGCGCTCAAACGCTTCTTCTATGTATTCCGCGACATCTGGCTCAAAATCTCTGGTCCCAGAAGTTGTCATTAATATTCCTTTATCAGATCAAGAATGACAGTGTATGTATCACCGGCACTTGCGCCTATTGTTGTAAACAAAATGTCACCTGTCACACCGCTGCCAGCATTGTTTGGTATGCCAGTAAACGGCGTGTAATCGTGGTAACCATTGCTGTCAGGAGATAGCCCGATGATTAGAGTATTTGCCGTTGCATCGCATAACAACTCTACTCCCATCCCAACACACTGCCACCAAATTTGCGTAACAGTTACTTTAGTACAGGCTTTTCCAGATGAGTTTGTACCCAAAGCAGAAACATCAACCTTGACTACGTTTGACTCACCAGTTCCATCACTGACATTGGTAAACTTTAGGACGGCTTTGCGGTCACCGTCCTGAATGGTTTGCGAAGTTACTGCATCAGCCATTGTTATTCTCCTAAATTAATTGATTAAGCATCAGCAAAAGGAGTAACAATCGTTCCTGAACCTAGCAATAAAGAGTCATGAACTAAGTACGTTGCAGCGTCAATAGCAGTAATTTTAACAACACTGCCGACAAGTCCGCCCTTAGTTGAGCCATTCAAGGTGATGACATCGTTAGAGGCTGCTGGAATAAACGCTTTTTTAGCGCCATCATCTACGGCAACCATTGCCGCGCCAACAAACTTGTCAGTGCCGTCAGTCAAGATATCAAGGTCGGTTGCTGCGGTTTCTACATAAAAGAAAAACGAAGCGCCGATGTTGTTTGCTTGATCGGGAGAAGTAGGATCATTAGGAGTGGCTGAAGAAATAGAGGGCAAAGTAAACTTGCCATCAGCATCGTTCAGCATAATAATTTTACCGGCATGAGTCGCAACCGTTAGGGTTGTGTCCGCAGATAAGCTAACACTGCTGTTTACACCGGCAGTGATAAAGCCAGCTAAAGACTTGACGGGACCAGAAAAAGTAGTTTGTGCCATGGTATTCACCTCTTACGAAAGGATTCGTTTTAGCGTCTTCGTAACGTCCGCTGAGTCGGTCGCTAAAACTAATTTGTCTCAGTTCATACAGTCTAGATCAAATTTAAGATAAAAAAAAGGTGGTCAAACGACCACCTTTCCCTTTGTTTCACATGAAACATTAAGCGCCTTGTGAACCAAATACACAGCGAGGGTTGCTGTAGCCAAAGCTGTAACGAGCTCGAGCCTTATAGCGAACATTGCCGGTATCGAAATCGCCTTCCATAGAAGTAGAAATCGGGCTTCTTTCAAAGTGCTTAAACCCATCTGGGCAGTCACTCAGCAAGAACCATGCATCAGTGTCTGACAAGAAATGGTTGATTGCATAACCTTGCGGAAGCATACCCATATTCTTGACGGCGTTGATGTCATTGTCTGCTGTGCCTACTCGTCCAGGAGTCTCGAGCAAACGATCAACTACGAACTGAAGCTGAGGCGGAACAATCAGCTTGGTTCCCTGAAGAGCCAAGATCATGTTTCGATCATCAACAAAAGTTGACATAGTGATCAGTGCGTTTTCAAGCGAAGTCTCGTTCAAGTCGGACATAGTAGTTGCCCGATTCGCAAGAGTACCGCCATAAGCAAGCGGGTGTGCTGTGCTGACCAAAGGTTGGCCATCACCACCAGCAAAGTTAGCATTAAACGCATTGTTTAGGACATTAGCAGCTTTAACCTGCTTGGTGTGAGCCATACTACGGGCCAAAGCCTTCGTATAACGTGCGCCGAGTCGGTCATAGAGATTGTCTTCGACAGCTTCTTCTGTCAAAGCAAATGCCAATGCCACGGTTTCGTGGGTGTAACGAGCAGTAAAGCCTTCAGAAGCGTTATCAAAAGATACGCCTTGACCTTCAGTCTTAACTTTTGCGTCACCAAAACCTACGATCAAAACTTCTTCTTCGAATGCACGATCAGAAGATTCTGTTTCATAGATTTCATCATGCTCGTTATCATAACGAGCGTATTCCATACCAAATAAAGCATTGAGGCCAGGCTCTAGCTCTTTGGCTAATTGGGCTCTTGAAATAGCCATATATTAACTCCTTAAGCTAAACCAACTTGCTTTTGGCCAAACAGATGATTCTGAATGGTGACAAGCACGTTAGTATTGGCTGAACCTACATCTGAATTGTCTGGGTCACCAGAAATATCCAGGGCTTTGAACGGTAATGTCGCTGTTGTAGCGCCGGTAGAAACATCAAGCTCTACATAAGAGAGTCCTGAAGCTGTGCTACCAGTACCAGAGTTATCAACAAGGTCGAAATTACCCCACAGATCTGCAATCGGGAATGCTGCGTCTGCTTGAATTTCAAAAACATCCATAGGATGATCGAAAATAAAAGCAATTGCATCAGTCGCTGCATTTCCAGGCCAATAGTTACTCCAAGTAGGAGTGCTGGTCGTAGGATCTGTGTAGAAACAACCGTTAAATACACCGACAATAATGTCGGAAGTTGCTGAACCGCCGTCTGCACGCGCAATTCGAGTAACAATACCAGATGTAGTTTGAGTAACAATGTCACCCGCGTAGATCTTAGTAGTGTTAGTCGCATCAGCAGTCGTTATTCTATAACGAGACTGACCAGAAGAATTGTAATTCCCCTGAATATTACGAACATACCGGAGGCCAAATGGGGCGTCTTTATTCGCCATTTTAGTTCTCCTTAAACACAATCAAAAATGGTTCTATTTCCTAGAACCGCCAAAGGTTACCTTACTCTTCCTTTCATTAGAAAAAGGCATTGAGGGATGTTCGTCTTTCATCAAATTATTGTCAACCGCGCTCATTTGGTTTTCAGTTTTATTTTGAAAGTAAGCATTCCGCTCGTTTGCTGTTTCTTCTGGGATTTTTGCAAGCATCAAACCACCAACACCAACACTTCCTGCTTGAGATCCGCTTTCATTCATAGGCAAATCATAGCCTGCAACTTCAGCCGGACTGACTACTTCGTAGCCTTCTCGCAATCGCATGTGAACATTAGTCTTATCATCCTCGCCTCGAATGTGCGTTCTCAGCCATCGATACTTCATCCCTGGAGGAGGTTCGGGTGTTTCTAAGATTTGAGGTGGCGTCCATGGCCTCCGAGCTTGTAAAGCATCCCTAGTATCAGAACTCCGTGGAGTCCTTTTCATTCCAGATCCGCCTTTTTCTTTTATGTCTTCGCTCATGATCTTTCCAACCTCATTTTTTGTTTAGCATATTCTTTGAATGGAACACCTAGTTTTTTGGCAAGCTGTTGCTCGCTAGGTGACAATTCAATCCTACGGTCATTTTGATTGCGTCCACTTCCTTTTATGCGCGTACCGGAAACAACGGTTTGGACGGGTTTATTAGCGTTTCCTGCGGGTCGTTCATTCTGAAACTTGTGAGGTAGTTCCTGTCGAATTCTGCGATTAATTTCAGAATAGTACTCTTGTGACTCCAAGTCAATTCCTGATCGGACAAGCTCATCATGCACAGCAAAGGCTACATTAGTCATAACCCTGTCAGTTCCAAACCACTCATTCTTAGCAGCCCACTCTTGTGCGCTCTCTGAAGGCTCAAGATATTGAGGCTCTTCTTGGACATAGTCATTTGGAATTTGATATTCAAGTTCAGATTCCTGCTGCCTAGAAGCCCACTGCTGATAGTCTTCTTTATACTTTGCAAGCTCGCGCTTGTATTGAGCTAAAGAACTTCTGTCAGCTTCGGTTCTGGCAATAAGCTGTTGAGCTTCTGCCATAGCTTCGGGATCTCCAGATTCGTAAGCTTTCTGAAGGTTTCTTTTAGCAGAATCAGCTTGCGCCTCAATCCTGCCTTGAAACTCTTTAGAATAACTTTCTTGTATCTGTAGATTTTGGGCCGCTGAATTAACGCTGGTTTGTTTATACTTGTTTGAAAGCTCTCTGTTCTGATCTTGCAATTGCTTCGCGTATTGAATCGCTTGCAGTTCTCGACGTTGAAACTCTTTCGCCTGCTTAACAGCCTTGTTAATTCGGTCCTGAGCACTTCTTACCTTTCGGTCAGCTTCAGATTCTGCGCCATCATCTTCCTCATAATCGAAATCTTCTTCTACTACATCTTCTGTAGCAGGAGATATTTCGGCAAGTTCTTCATCAGAAAGCTCTACATAAGTAGATTCTTCTTGAACTTCATCGTTAGATTTTCTTGCATACTCTGGTACTGCTGCGCTTTCTATATCTTTATCGCTAATATTTAAATCAACGTCGATATCAGATAAAGCTTCGCTTAACGTTTGTTCTGACATGTTTCACCTCAAGTTGCGGACTTGATGTCATCGGGATCCATAATGGTCCCAATCACTTCATCATCATTAATAATTCGAACTTCAGAATCATCCTCTAAAGAGAATCTAGCTCCTGAGTATCGACCTATTAACACCCATTGACCTTCCTCACACCAAGGCATGCCATTAAACTTATCAGCATCTTGGTAGGCTAGTGGGCCTACTTTTAAGACATAGGCAACAACAGTCGCCAGACCTTCCTTATCCATGGTTTGTTTGGTTAAAACAATACCACCGTCAGTTACGCCTTTGCCTTTATAAGGTAAAACAAGAAGTCGCCAACCTGTGGGGTTGGGCATTCTTTCCAGTAGTGTTTTATCCAGAAGTTCTGGATTTAGAACACGCTCTTGACTACTCACATATGCGTCAGTTAATGACGATTTAGCGAGAGTATCTGCTGACAGATTACTCATCGAGGTCTCCTTCAAATTGCAACGCTTCTTTCAGTTCAGCGCGAAGGGTGCGAAGCATCGATAATTCACCCATCACGAATTTGTAGTCCTCCATTGTCTTTATGTTGCCACCGGTCAAGAACTGCACATGACCTTCTTCAAGCTTTTGAAGTTTCTTAAATATGTATGATGCTAATGCGACTGCGTCCATTAAGTCACACCGCCCCCATTACTTGGCCCTGATGGACCACCTGGAAGCGCGTCTTCATCGTATGGCTCATTGTATGGCTCATTGTAGTCAGTCGGTCGAAGCGGTGCGGCGCCAAGTCCTGCATAAGGTGCCAGCGGAGACATCGGCATTGGTTGTCCATACCCGCCAAACTGAGTTTGCGGTATTGGCGATGTCGGCATTTGATAGCTTGGCGTGCTTGTTATGTTTGCGCCAGACTGCATCTTCTTAGCAAAGTCTTCTCGAACCTGCGGATCATAAGATTGGCCAAGAATGTTTCTTGGAACAAACTGATCTCGCATACCCTTAAGCGGATCCATGTCAATAAAGGTAGGAGGCTTAGGAGCCGGTGATTCGGGCAATGGCTCTGGCGCAGGCTGCACTGGCATATCTGGCAGTGTAGGCGCGGGGTCTGCACTTGTTGGCGGTTTCCAATCTGCGGGTTTGCTTCCTTGAACCCAACCCGGTGCAGGACTCCATCCTCCGCTTGACGCCGTCCATTCTTCACCCGTTGTAGGGTTGTAGAAAGAAACCAAAGCCATCGTTGAAGGTCCTCCAGAATGCGTAAAACCTGGAGGTGCAGTTTTAAGATCTTCATATCCTTTTGGATTAGAACCAAGGCCAGAAGTAGTATCAATGCCTCCGCCTGGGATCAGCATGTCTCCAGGCATATCAGGAGGCGTGGGTGCAGGTCCTGGAGATGGAATATTGGAAAACAAATCATCAAGACCTGAAGTTTGATCATCCTTATCGGTATAACGACCTGTCATTGGATCGTATTCACCTCTTGTTGGATCAGGACCTTCTCCCCTAAATCCTCCAAAAGGTAAGTTTGTAAAATACTTGTAAGGCTGTCCGCCAGCAGCAATAATTTGCTGCTCTAAGTCTTTAACTTCTTTAGATTGTTGTGCTGCTTCTTCTTGGGTAAGAGCCCGAATACCAGCGCTCTGTTGTATTGTAGAAGACAAAGAGTTATACAAAGCATTTAGTTTTGGATCAGGATCGTATTCAACCCCAAAGAAGTAACTTGGGAGTTTAGAATCATCATCAGTCGAAGAAACAGGCGTATCAGGAGGTGTGGGCTCTGGGTCTGAATTACCAACAGACCCTACAGGATCTACAACTCTTGTTCGCTCCATAGAGCCTGTAGGCGCTTCTTGTAACTCAGGACCTTCGGTTAAAACTGGAATATTTGGCGCAGTAGGCGCTGGGTCTTGTTGTTGTGGTCGAGAAAAATTAAATTGATTGTAATCATCCCCTTTGTACCCAAGCTTTGCTATAAATTCTTCAGGAGTATAGGTTTTAGTAGCCGCATCTCCTTCAAAACCAAAAGCGCTTACATCTTCAATAAAGGTGTTAGTCTTAGGATCGTAGCTTGAGGTTAGTTTAAAGTCTTGAGCACCTCGAGAATTGTTGTATTTGTCAACCAGTTGATCAGGGGTAAAGTTTACTGTTTTAACTTCAGGCGAATAATCTTGGAATTTACCAACTTCTCCAATTGCACTTAATAAACTTTTACCGTCTTTTCTAGCAAAGGTTTGATTCATAGCGTTAGAATCTAATTCTTCGCCAGTTCCAAATTGATTTCTTGCAACTTGATACATGACATTTAAATCTGTAATACCAAGATTACTCATCAATGCTTTAGTGTAATTAAGTTGTTTAGGCGTTAAGTCATTAAGGCTAAATGGTTTTTCCGCTGCTTTAGCATCAGCCGCTGCTTTAGCATCTGCTATACGTTTATCTTCTGCAGCCTTAGCATCTGCTGCTTTCTTTGCATCGGCTGCTGCTTTAGCATCTGCCGCCGCTTTTGCAGCCGCTGCTTTATCTGCGGCTTCCTTCGCTAATGCTGCTTCTTTAGCAGCTCTAGACCTATTCGCCTCTTTAGCAGCTTTATCCGCTGCTTCTTTAGCAGCTCTAGCATCTGCTCTTTCTTTAGCCGCCTTTGCTTCCGCCGCCGCTTTATCTGCTGCAGCTTTATCTGCGGCCTTCTTGTCTGCAATTGCTTTTGCTGCAGCTCGATCTTTTGCATCTCTTATTGCTTTTGCTTCAGCTTCTTGAACTTTTCTCGTATTAGATTCTCGTTCTTCTCTTGCAAACTCAGCAGCAATCTTATCTGCGGCCTTTTTATCTGCAGCAACTTTCGCAGCTTTCGCATCTGCTGCTGCTTTAGCCGCTTTAGACAGATTAGCCTCTTTAGCAGCTTTATCCGCTGCTTCTTTAGCAGCTCTAGCATCCGCTCTTTCTTTAGCCGCTTTAGCTTCAGCAGCTTTTTTAGCTTCAGCTTCTTTTAAAGCTTCAGCTTCTTTTAAAGCTTTTTCTCGAGCAGCTTTAGCTTCAGCAGCTTTTTCTAAGCGTGCTTTTTTATCGGCAGCAGCTTTAGCTTCAGCAGCTCTCTCAACTTCTAAAGCTTTTGTTCTCGCGGCTTTAATTGCAGCTTCTTCTTCAGCTTTAATTTTTGCTTTTTCAGCAGCATCTTTAGCGGCTGCTGCTTTTAAATCTGCAGCTTCTTTAATCTTTTTTTCTTCTGCAACTCTTTTTGCTTCAGCAATTCTTTTATTCTCAGCTTCTTTAGACGCTCGTCTATCGTTAGCTTCTCTATCTTCCCTTAATCTTTCATTTGCAATCTTTTTATCTGCTGCCGCTTTCGCGGCCTTATCCGCAGCTTTCTTATCCGCAGCTTTCTTATCAGCAGCTTTCTTATCAGCAGCTTTCTTATCCGCAGCAGCCTTATCCGCAGCTTTCTTATCTGCCGCGGCTTTAGCTTCTTTAGCCGCTTTAGCGTCAGCCGCTGCCTTGATCTTTGCAGTATTAGGTCCGCGAGTAACAGCATATCTAGACTTAGGTGCTACAGCGGCCCCTCTTCCTCTTGAGACAGGCTCGACTCTTTCCACTGAAGATGGCTTTCTCCCTACTGTTCTTTTTCTTCTTCCCGCCATTAGTACATCGCCTGCATATTAAATTGTGGCATTCCACCCATCAATGAAGGACCAGATTGATCGGCGGGATGTCGTTGTTGTGGTTGTTGGCCATACATTCCGCCGCTCATT